GCGACCGACAGCACGTCTGAGAGCGTCGCAGCGACGCCGAAAGCGGTTAAGGCGGCGTATGACCTTGCAAAAGGGAAATATACAGCTCAGGACGCCTCCACGGCGCAAAAGGGTATCGTCCAGCTCAGCAGCGCAACCGACAGCACGTCTGAGGCGCTGGCGGCAACGCCGAAAGCAGTTAAGGCCGCGAATGACAATGCTAACGGGCGCGTACCATCAGGGCGCAGGATTAATGGTCATGCGCTGACTGATGATTTTAATATCAGCGCGCAGGATATTTTCAACGGGCAGGCCGTGGCAATTGGCAATGCCGCCGACCTGAACGCCTACACCACGGCGGGAATGTATTACCAGCCAGCGAATGCGCAGGCTCAAACCGGCAGGAACTATCCAGAAGCTAACGCCGGTTCGCTGGAAGTTTATAAGCATGCCGGTATCACGCAGATTTACCGGATTTATAACAGCTCCCGCTCGTACATTCGCACGCTTTACAGCGGGACGTGGTCAGCCTGGGTTAAACAGTATGATGCGGCCAATAAACCCTCCCCGGCTGATATTAATGCCGTGAATAAGGGCGGCGATGCAATGACCGGGGGGCTTAAGATTCGCGCTGCTGATGCGTTGCGCATTTACGATGCGGCATACGGAATGATTTTTCGCCGTTCAGAAAATAATTTTTACCTAATTCCGACAGCAAAAGACCAGGGGGAAAATGGCGGCATAAGTTCACTGCGTCCATTTTATGCAGATCTCACTAATGGCAGAGTGACGCTGGGTAATGGTGCAGTCGTTAACGGCGGTCTTGGGCTGGGTGTAGTCAGCGGCCTTGGGGGGAACTCTATTGCTCTGGGGGATAATGACACCGGTTTCAAACAGAACGGAGATGGTGTGCTGGATGTTTATGCCAACAGCAAACAGGTAATGCGATTCCTGAACAGTGGCATAACGAGTTATATGCTCTTCAACATGAATGCAGGCGCATCAGTAAGCAGCACTCTCACCTTTAAAAACGGTAGCGGTATCACTTCAGAGAAAACTGGTGCTAACCCCCGAAACGGCCGAATTTACTGGGGCGGTGATGCGAGTCGCGGCAACAGGATAGAGTTTGCAGATGATGCCGGCTGGAAAGCTTACATTGAGCGTCATCCCTCAAACGGTGTTCAGTTAGTCGTAAATGGGCGAATCAATGGAAGTATTGTTTATTCCAGTGGTGAAGTACTGGCAGGAGGAGGGAGCGCACGCTTTGCTGCTGATGGAAATATATTTGGCTCAAAATGGGGCAATCAATGGCTTGATGCCTATTTAAAAAATACCTATCAGCCAAAGGGCAATTATACCCCGGCAGGTCAGGCCTATACCAAAGCAGAATCGGAAGCGCGTTATGGGGTCGGTAAAACGACGACAGGTAATAACAGTGCTTACTACACGCACGGCAACGGTGCTGTGTTTATGCAGTCTGTGAGAAATATTTCAGTCGGCAACAATGCCACTGTAACCGTGACACTGCCTACGTCGTTCCCTAACGGGATACTCGGTATCGGTTCGAGTTATAACGGGCCGGGGGGCAATAACTCCGCTTCATTCTACAACTGCGCGCCTGTTGGTAAAAATCAGGTGACAATTTCAACACACAACTGCAACGGAACATTTTATTTAAACGTAACGGGTTACTGATATGCAAAAATATTTCAGCAATACAGATAAAAGCTTTTACCTTGAGGAAACTGTCAGAACCTATGAAGAACAGGGTATTCCCGTTCCGTCAGACCTGATGGCAATATCCGATGCCGAATATGAAACCTTTATGGTTTCACCTGACCGGAAAGCGCCTCAGTACAATGTTGAATCAGAATGTATGGAATGGGTCGACATCGAACCGCCTACCCGCGAGGAAGCTATCGAAAATGCTGAGGCATTAAAGGCGCAGCTCTTGTCTGTTGCAGCTCAGGCCATAGCCCCTTTGCAGGATGCGGTCGATTTGTCGATGGCGACAGATGACGAAATGGCGAGCCTGTCGGCGTGGAAGAAATACCGGGTTTTACTTAACCGGGTTGATACCAGTGAGCCTGACGAAATTGAATGGCCTGAATCGCCGTTAACAGAGTAATAAAAAACCCGCACTGAGCGGGTTTAATCATAGGGGCATTCTTCATAATCTTTGTCTGTTTCATCACCGACAAACAGTCAGAGCCAGCAAAAGCCAAAGAGCCACCATGCAGCCAGACCACCAACAATCCAGAGTAAAATCGTCATTATCGCTTCCTCGTTAATGGCGAAACGATAGCGACAATACCCATTCATTGATAATGGTTATCAGCGATCAATTAACTGTGATTGATCGCTGATAACGATCAATGACGCTTTCCTCACATGGCAACCGGTCACTGCGCGTTGTGCTGTCACTCCCCCAACGGCCTTTCGTTTCTCACACCTCACACACAACAGAAAATAGTTGCACCCCTTAACCACGGAGTTAAACGGATGAGCGACTATCATCACGGCGTCGAGGTCATCGAGATTAACGATGGCACGCGCACCATTTCCACCGTTTCGACGGCTATCATCGGCATGGTCTGCACCGCCAGCGATGCTGACGATTCCACATTCCCGCTAAATGAGCCGGTGCTGATTACCAGCGTGCAGAACGCTATCGGTAAAGCCGGTAAGCTCGGCACCCTGTCAAAATCCCTGCAAGCCATTGCCGACCAGTGCAAGCCGGTCGTTGTGGTTGTGCGCGTTGCCGAAGGTATTGAAGACCTTGACGACCCGGAAGCGGCGCAGAAAGAAACCATTTCCAACATCATCGGCACGACCGACGAAAACGGCAAATACACCGGGCTTAAAGCGCTGTTGACCGCCAAAACCGTCACCGGCGTCAAGCCGCGCATTCTCGGCGTGCCGGGGCTGGATTCTCTGGAAGTGGCGACCGCGCTCGCGGCGACGTGTCAGAGCCTGCGCGCGTTTTGCTATATCAGCGCGTGGGGCTGCAAGACTATTTCCGAAGCTATCGCCTACCGTGAGAATTTCAGCCAGCGCGAGCTGATGGTCATTCACCCTGATTTTCTGGCGTGGGACACCACGGCGAATCAGACCGATATTGCATGGGCGACCGCCCGCGCGCTCGGCCTGCGTGCCAAAATCGACCAGGAAACGGGCTGGCACAAAACGCTGTCTAACGTCGGCGTGAATGGCGTCACCGGCGTCAGTGCCTCGGTCTCGTGGGACTTGCAGGAGAAGGCCACCGACGCGAACCTGTTGAATCAGGCCGGTGTCACCACGCTAATCCGTAACGACGGCTTTAAATTTTGGGGCAACCGTACCTGCTCCGACGATCCGTTATTCCTTTTTGAAAACTACACACGCACGGCGCAGGTGCTGGCCGACACGATGGCGGAGGCGCACGCCTGGGCGATTGATAAACCCGTCACCGCAACGCTTATCCGCGACATCGTCGCCGGTATCAATGCGAAATTCCGCGAGCTGAAAAACAACGGCTATATCGTTGACGGCTCCTGCTGGTACGACCCCGAGTCAAACAGCGTGGAAACGCTCAAAGTGGGGAAACTGTATATCGATTACGACTACACCCCCGTCCCGCCGCTGGAAAACCTGACCCTGCGCCAGCGCATCACTGATACCTATCTGGCGAACCTGTCAGAGTCGGTCAACAGCTAAGGAGCTCTGAGCATGGCATTACCACGCAAACTGAAATACCTGAACATGTTCAACGATGGCCTGAGCTACATGGGCGTTGTTGAATCCGTCACCCTGCCAAAGCTGACCCGTAAGCTTGAGAAATACCGCGGCGGCGGGATGCCGGGCTCGGTGTCGATTGACCTCGGTCTCGATGACGATGCGCTGTCGTGCGAGTGGACGCTCGGCGGTCTGCCTGACGTCGAGCTGTGGGCGCAGTACGCCTCACCGGGCGCAGACAGCGTACCGTTGCGCTTTACCGGCTCATACCAGCGCGATGACACCGGCGCGATTTCTGCCGTTGAGGTGGTCATGCGTGGCCGTCACAAAGAGTACGACGGCGGCGAAAACAAACAGGGCGAAAGCGGCACGACCAAAATCTCGACCGAGTGCGCGTACTACCAGCTCACGATTGACGGCAGGGAGGTCATCGAGATTGACGTCATCAACATGGTGCTGAAAGTCGACGGCGTCGACCGTCTGGCAGAGCATCGCAAGGCCATTGGCCTGTAACCCCCTTAACCGGTCAGTCAGGCTGGCCGGTCCCTTAACTTTGACGAGAGCAACATCATGGAAAACAACATCGAAACCGGCGTTACAGAAATTGAAGTCACCGCAACCAAAAAGCCACACGTCGTGATCCTCGATAACCCCCTCATGCGCGGTGAGCAAAAAATCGGAGAGGTGACGGTTTCAAAACCTAACGCGGGAACCCTGCGCGGGGTGTCGCTGGCCTCGCTGGCAAACTCTGACGTTGACGCGCTGATTAGGGTGCTGCCGCGTATGACTTACCCGGCACTCACCGAGCATGAAATTGCCCGTCTGGATGCCTCAGACCTGATGCAGTTCGCCGCTGAGGTGATTGGTTTTTTGTCGCCATCTTCGGCTCGCTGACGTTCCCCGCAAAACTTTCGGTCGATGACCTGATGGCGGATATCGCGGTGATTTTTCACTGGCCGCCATCAGAGCTGTATTCCCTTAGCGTGACCGAGCTCCTCACATGGCGCGACAAGGCGCTACAGCGAAGCGGAAACCACTATGAGCAATAACGTCAGAATCGAGGTGCTGCTTAACGCAGTAGACCGGGCAAGCCGACCGCTAAAAGCTATCCAGAACGCCAGCAAATCCCTCGCTGGCGATATCCGCAACTCACAGACGACCCTGCGCGACCTTAACGCGCAGGCGTCACGAATTGACGGATTCAGGAAAGCGAGCGCACAGCTTGCCGTGACCGGTCAGTCGCTTAACAAAGCGAAACAGGAGGCCGCAGCGCTGGCCGTCCAGTTTAAAAACACGGAAAACCCCACCAAAGCGCAGGCGCGTGCGATGGAGGCGGCAAAAAAATCCGCTGCTGACCTGCAACTCAAATATAACGGGCTCAGGCAGTCGGTACAGCGCCAGCGCACCGAGCTTGCTCAGGCCGGGATTAATACCCGAACGCTGTCGGCTGACGAGCGTCGCCTTAAAACCAGCATCAGCGAGACGACCGCCCAGCTTAACCGGCAACGTGAGGCGCTGGCGCGGGTCAGTCAGCAACAGGCGAAGCTGAGCCGGGTTAAGGAGCGCTATCAGGCCGGAAAGAATATGGCCGGTAGCATGGCGGCGGCTGGCGCGGCGGGTACAGGTATAGCCACGGCTGGCACCATGGCCGGGGTAAAACTGCTGATGCCTGGCTATTCGTTTGCACAGAAAAACTCTGAGCTGCAAGCCGTGCTCGGGGTAGACAAACAGTCGCCCGAAATGGAGGCGTTACGCAAACAGGCCAGACAGCTCGGAGACAATACCGCCGCATCTGCGGACGACGCAGCGAGTGCACAAATCATCATTGCCAAAAGTGGCGGGGATGCTGATGCCATTCAGGCGGCGACGCCGGTCACGCTGAATATGGCGCTGTCGAATCAGCGCTCAATGGAGGAAAACGCCGCCCTGCTGACAGGGATGAAATCTGCGTTTCAGCTTTCCAACGACCAGATCGCGCACATTGGCGACGTGCTGTCGATGACGATGAACAAAACCGCCGCCGACTTTGACGGGCTGAGTGATGCGCTGACCTATGCCGCGCCGGTGGCGAAAAATGCCGGGGTCAGTATCGAGCAAACCGCCGCGATGGTCGGTGCGTTGCACGATGCGAAAATTACCGGCTCGATGGCGGGAACAGGTAGCCGTGCAATCCTGAGCCGCCTACAGGCGCCGACCGGTAAAGCCTTCGAGGCTATCAAAGAGCTTGGCGTCAAAACGTCTGACGCCAGAGGGAACACGCGTCCGATATTTTCCATCCTGAAGGAAATGCAACGCAGTTTTGAGAAAAACAATCTCGGTACCAGCCAGCGCGGCGAGTACATGAAAACCATCTTCGGTGAAGAGGCCAGCTCGGCGGCGGCGGTGCTGATGACCGCAGCGTCAACCGGCAAGCTCGACAAACTCACCGCAGCGTTTAAAGCCTCGGACGGTAAAACCGAGGAGCTTGTCAAAATCATGCAGGACAATCTCGGCGGCGACTTTAAAGAGTTTCAGTCTGCTTATGAGGCCGTGGGCACTGACCTGTTTGACCAGCAAAACGACGCTCTGCGAAAACTGACGCAGACGGCCACGCGATATGTTCTGAAACTCGATGGCTGGATCACCCGCAATAAATCACTGGCGACCACTATCGGTGTTGTAGCCGGTGGCGCGCTGGCGCTCATTGGTGTGATTGGCGGGATTGGCCTGATTGCGTGGCCGGTGGTGATGGGGATTAACGCCATTATCGCCGCCGCAGGTCTGCTGGGAACGGTCTTTACCGTTGCCGGTGGCGCAATAGTGACTGCTGTCGGTGCAATCAGTCTGCCGGTGGTTGCGGTCGCCGGTGCGGTGGTGGCCGGGGCACTCCTGATTCGTAAATACTGGGAGCCCATCAGCGCATTCTTTTCGGGTGTGGTGGAGGGGCTTAAAGCGGCATTTGCGCCGGTGGCGGAAATCTTCTCGCCGCTGACGCCGGTGTTTGATTCCATCATCGAGAAATTGCGCGGGGTCTGGCAGTGGTTCACTGACCTGATAGCACCGGTTAAGGCGACTCAGGAAACACTGGACCGCTGCAAAAATGTCGGCGTGGCGTTTGGCAAGGCGCTGGCCGAAGCGTTAACGGCTCCCCTGAATGTCTTTAACAGACTGAGCGGAAAAGTCGGCTGGCTGCTGGAAAAATTCGGGGTCATCAAAAAAGAGTCGGACGGTCTCGACCAGACGGCCGCTAAAGCCAGTGCCGCAGCCGGTGCGCAAAACGGGTCTTATATCCCGCAGACCTCCGTTTATGGCGGTTATCAGATGTACCAGCCAGTGACGGCGCCTGCTGGCCGGTCCTATGTCGACCAGAGCAAGCGGGAATACAACATTACTCTGTCGGGTGGCGTTGCGCCGGGAACTGACCTTGACCGGCGGCTCCGGGACGCTGTCGATAAACTCGACCGGGAAGAAAGAGCGCGCCAGCGCTCAAGTATGCGCCATGATGGATGAGGACTAAAACATGTTAATGGTACTGGGTTTATTTGTATTTGAGCGCCGCACGCTGCCGCATCAGTCCATGCAGTACTCAAAGGACTACCGCTGGGCGTCAAATGACCGCATCGGCTTGCCACCGGCATATCAGTATCTCGGCGAGGGGGAAACCTCGCGCACGCTCTCGGGCGTGCTGTATCCCGAAATAACCGGCGGACGCCTGTCACTGACGGCCATCGAGCTGATGGCCGACGAGGGCAGGGCGTGGCCGCTAATTGACGGAACGGGCATGATCCACGGAATGTATGTCATCGATAAAGTGACCCACACGCACACCGAATTATTCAGCGACGGCGCGGCCAGAAAAATCGAGTTTAGTCTCTCGCTGAAACGGGTCGATGACTCGCTTGCGGCGATTTATGGCGACCTGAAAACGCAGGCTGACAATCTGGTCACGTCTGCCGGTAACTGGCTGGGAGGGCTGGCGGGATGATTACGGGAATGAATATTCAGGCCGGGGCGAAAATTGCACCGGCATTTATGCTTAAACAGGATAGCGAAGATATTACTCAGGATTTTAGCGACCGGCTAATCAGTCTGACCATGACGGACAATCGCGGATTCGAGGCCGACCAGCTCGACATTGAGCTCGATGATTCCGACGGACAAATCGCACTGCCACCGCGCGGCGCAACGTTAACCTTATGGCTCGGCTGGCAGGGTAGCGCTCTAATAAAAAAAGGTAGTTTTACGGTGGATGAAATCGAGCACCGGGGCGCTCCTGATACGCTGACTATACGGGGGCGCAGCGCTGATTTTCGCGGGTCGCTGAACTCTCGCCGGGAGCAGTCATGGCATGACACCACGCTCGGCGTCATTGTTGAGACCATCGCAGCGCGCAACAAACTCACGGCCAGCGTGGCCGACACACTTAAAGCGATCCCCGTGCCTCACATTGACCAGACGCAGGAATCCGACGCGGTGTTTCTGTCCCGCCTGGCTGACCGTAACGGTGCATCAGTGTCGGTGAAAGCGGGGAAACTGCTGTTCCTGAAAGCCGGTAGCGGTCGGACGGTCAGCGGCAAGCCCATCCCGCAGATGACGATCGAACGCGGCGACGGCGACCGTCATCAGTTTGCGATTGCTGACCGTGAAGCCTACACCGGCGTAACGGCTAAATGGCTGCACACAAAAGACCCGAAGCCGCAAAAGCAAAAGGTGAAGCTCAAGCGTAAGCCGAAGGAGCAGCACCTGCGCGCGCTGCAACATCCAAAAGCGACAAAAACCACGTCAAAGGCCGGAGCCAAAAAAGAGCAGGAGGCGCGCGAGGGCGAGTATATGGTCGGTGAGTCTGAGAACGTGCTGGAGCTGACGACCATCTACGCGACAAAAGCGCAGGCCATGCGCGCCGCTCAGGCTAAGTGGGACAAGTTACAGCGCGGAGTGGCGGAGTTTTCAATCTCGCTGGCTATTGGTCGGGCAGATTTATTTCCTGAAACGCCGATAGCGGTCAAAGGCTTTAAGCGTGTTATAGACGAGCAGTCTTGGATAATCAGCCGGGTGGTGCATAACCTTAACGGGAACGGCTACACGACGGGCTTAGAGCTTGAGGTTAAAGTGTCGGATGTGGAGTATGTTACAGAAGAGATGAATAAATAAAAGTATTCTCAAATTGTGAAAGATTGAGTATCATTTATTCACTTATTGTGAATGAGGGCTTGATGATGTTCCATTGTCCGAAATGCCAGCACGCGGCGCATGCTCGTACGAGTAGATATTTAAGTGAGAATACTAAGGAGCGCTATCATCAATGCACAAATATAAATTGCAGCTGTACATTTGTGACGATGGAGTCGGTAGAGCGTTTTATAGTTACACCCGGAACGATAACCCCAGCTCCACCTCACCCGACCGTTGGTGGTCAGCGGCCATTATGGCTGTGATAAATTCCTGCTAAGTGCCCGCCCTGTGCGGGTTTTTTTATGCACCGAGGAAAGTCGCGTTAAAAATCTACCGCCATTTCATCGCCACTTGAAAATCCATGCAAAAAAAAGCCACTCGAATGAGTGGCTTAACTGTATGATTTTAATGATAAAATTTGGTGGCCCCTGCTGGACTTGAACCAGCGACCAAGCGATTATGAGTCATAAAATCGGCATGCTTCTAATCGTTCGCTATTGACGCTTATTGTATTTTTAATTGTCTATAATCAATCAGTTATGATGTTGTTTTTGTTTCTGATTGGTTGTCTCGTCTCCTCATTGTACTATCGTTACCTGACCCATTACCTGACCCAAAATGGGCATCGGGTCAGGTAACGCTTATCCTTAGAAAGGTAACCTCATGGCCGCTAATCTTACTGAGACTGCTATACGCGGATTGAAGACAAAAAGCACGTCGTACTACGTGTGGAGCAACAGTGCTCAGCGTGGTACCGGCAGGCTTGGCGTTAAGGTTCAGCCTTCAGGCAGCAAAGTTTTTTATTTCCGTTACTACGTTGAGAAAGGAAAGAAAGAGAGATTCATTCAGTTAGGTATCTGGCCTGAGATGAAATTGGTGACCGCCAATGAGCTGGCGAAAAAGTACGGGGCCTGGCTTGTTGAAGGAAAAGAACCTCAGCAAGAGCTTGAGCAACAACGCCTGGCTGAGCAGCACATCATGCAGCTTCACCGTTCTCAGGGATCGTTTAAAGAGCTGGTACATGGTTACGTTAACAAGATGAAGCTCGACAATAAGCGGACTTGGGCCGATGTACTGAAGCGACTTGAAAAAGAGTGCTATTCAGTCATTCCTCGAGAGACCAAAGCGAAGGATGTCACGCCCTTACAGATCAAAACGATCTTGTCTGGCATTATCCAGCGAGATGCGGTGGTCCATGCAAACCGAATTCGTTCCTACCTGATGGCGGCATTTAACTACGGTCTTAAAGCCGACAACGATCCGATGAATAGCAGCGTGGGGATTACGTTTGGGCTTGAGGTTAACCCGGTATCGGCCATACCAAAGCAATCCTCGGCGGAGAAAGTTGGTGACACATGGTTAACGCTGGAAGAGCTACGTATTGTCATGGAGCAGTTCGACCAGGCAACTAACGTTGGGCCGTTGATGCAGCACCTTATCCGCTTCTGCGTTTATGCTGGCGGGCAGCGACCGTTTGAAATGATTGCCAGCCAATGGAGCGCGATTGACTGGCAGCAAAAGACGTTACTGGTCATAGCCGATGTATCGAAAAACAAACGGGAGCACCTGATCCCATTGACTGAATCGGCATTAAGTGAATTAGCCTCAGTGAAAGAACTGACTAAGGAAAGTAACAGCCCCTATATCTTCCCGCTCTCGACCAACGGCGAACGACCGGTACGTACCGATAGCCTGGCCCGTTCCATCATGTATTTCCGGGCTTTTAATCCTAAGTTTAAAGTTTTCACAGCGCGAGATTTACGTCGCACATGTAAAACGCTGATGGGGGAGGCGGGGATCAGCAAAGAGATCCGCGACCGTATCCAGAATCACGCTTTGAATGACGTCAGCTCGAAACACTATGATCGTTATGATTACTTGCCTGAAAAGCGCAGGGCGCTTGAGATCTGGGAAGATAGGGTCAACAACTATCAGCGACAGCAGGAAAACAACGTGGTAAGTCTCTTCAAAAGAACATAGTAAGTTATACTCCCGAGTAGTGAAATATAAGATGGATCACTTTTTAGGGGCGATTGCTGTGTCAGGCGACACTTAATTTGTTATTATCGACAAATGATAAGTGTCTGCCTGATGGGAGAGAGGGATGAATTCTAATTTTTTTTCGTTGTCAAAAATAACTGATCAGCATATCGTTCAGAAAATACTGGATGCATGGTTTTCTAAACGTATACAACTTTTTTTGTATTTTGGCGGAAATGGCAAAAAATGTAGATTGTCACGCTGTATTTCGCCTTCGCTACATATAGGCGGAGAGCAGCTTATTAGTAATGGGGATGAATTTTACCTGTCAGAAGACAGTAAGGCACATTCAATTTTAAAATTCATCCCTGACCTGCCGCTAAAATCGCACTTGAAGATAACTAAAGGTTTTAAAATATCAAGATCAATTCAAGGTGAGTATTTCAACTATGAATACGCAGGGACTGCATTGGGATATTGGGTTGTTGTCCCGACTAAACTAGCAGCCTTTAATAATGGTAATTATATTCTCACTGATAAAGAGTCATTTAGTCTTAAGGCTGATTCATCTGGTGCGGTATATGTCTATAGTGTTTACGATGAGGACTATTTGATTTTTGACGGTGATAACGGCATCAATAATGATGATCTCTATATCGATGTTAATGTGCTAAAGTCCGTCTTTCCTTCATTCAACCCTGATGATAAATTTAATGGCGTAACAGTTGAGAAAAAATCAAAAGAGGCTGTTTTTGAAACTAAAAAAGAGAATTTTGCTGTTTGTTTGCTTATGCATGAAACTGTCGTGAGGAACAATGGCGTTCCTGTTGTCAGTAAATTTAAAGTTGATTATGATGAAATGTGGAAAGCAAATATATCAGAAAGTACACTTCTTGAATGGTTTGAAAAACCAGCTGCATTTACAGATAGAAGGCAAAGAATTAAGGGCGAAAAAATAAAAGGTCTATATTTGTTTATGACTATGTTCAGTCAAAAATATGGAAGTGGCTCCAAAAGTAAAACCGCTATAATTGCAGATGAACTCAACAAATTGGCGGCCTCGGACGATTTTCAGTTCCCGGTCGCATTCACTACAAGTGATGTCAGAAAGTGGCTTAAGAAACCCAAAAACTAA